AATTCTAGGATGTTGTCCGCTATGTACATCAAAGCCATCATTAAAAAGAATAGACTTGTTGTCAAAATCATTACGAATAGCCACACAATCGTTCCTAAAATGGTAGTCAAAGTTGTCTTTGTATTTTCTATACTTGGTAAAATTTTCAGCACCTTCATTATTTACAATATTCCCCACCCACTTATTGCCATCAATAGCAAAATTACTAACAAAGAAATCAAGTATGTCTCGCTCAGGATATCTTTTAGAAAGTTTATGAAAAAAGTACCTATCTGGCCTTTTTGTAAAGCTGTCCAACTTAGCAGTAACCCTACCTGAATATTTGTGGTAATCATAATCAGAGGTAAAATGATTTTTGACTGCCAAATATGTTTTATATACATCAAATCCACCATACATCATAACTTATATTCAAAATTTTGTGTCTCATCATTTATATGTACCTGTTTAGCACCGTTTTTAATATGAAAATGAGTAGCCATTGGTGTCAATGGTGATAGAGTTACCAATCTTTTTACTTCTTGTTTCTTTGCCCAATCACCTAATTTTTGTATTATCTCTCTACCTGCACCTCTTTTTCTTGACCATACAGTATAAGCAACTGCAATCTCGCCTTTAGGAGTATGTTTATTAATTATATCAACTGTTAGTGATTCTTTATCTTTAAATTCTACATAAGGATATGCAGCTCTTGACATATAATCCATTTCTCTTACAGTAAATGGTACTTCAGGACACATTGCAACACAAACAATTGCTTCAATTTCATTATTATATTTTAAACCAAATATTTTTCTACCATGTGTAATTCTAAATGACAAATCTAATTCAGGTCTGACCGGGTCTTCATTCGTATCAATGGTAGTTAATTCTACTAACTCTGTACCCTTGACCCATTTAAAAAAATCATCTATTGTATTTTTATATTTTTTCATCTAATAATTCTTTCGCACTTATAGGAAAATGGTCTAATAAATGTCTAGCCATTTGTTGAGTTATCATTCTTGTTTCTTCTTGTGAATCTTCTTTGTTTCTTAAATTGCATACACGAGCAAATGCCATTAAAGAACCAGTCCAATACCACTCTGTCATCATATTTTGAGGCAGTATCATTCTTGCCATTTCAGGAGCAATGCCTTCTTCTAACATATAGTTATAAGTCCCTTTGCATTTATCTAACACCTCTGAAATATCAAATTCTATTTCTTTACTACTAGAGCCTTGTTTTTTATTAACTGGTTTACCACGCCATATAAATGGCATATAAAACTCGGGGTCATTATCTACATATCTTCTACTGACTTCATTCCATACTAAACCTACTTGATGTTTTACAAGTTGTCTTGCAACAAACACAGGTGCTTTAATTAGAAATTGTAAGGTAGTGTGACCAAATGGCGACCAATGGTCATGGTCTGCAAGGTACTTAATTAACTTTTCATCACCTTTGTCAATAACATCTTTCTTCTTTGCAAAAGAAACACGAGCTGCATTTACAACTGACAAATCACTTCCCATTTTATCTATTAATTGTATATTCATTATATTGGTAATGTCCCTTGCTCTGGTATTTTTATAAGGTTAGCCTTTGAGGCTTCAACTTGGATTTTTTCTTTTAGGGCTTTTGAAATCAATCTGCCTACTGATTCGACCTCTATAGTATTTTCTTCACAATACCATAATATGGCGTCCATGTAGGTGATTGGTTTTTTGTCTTTAACAACACCCTCTATTATTAAACTAAATTCTTTGCTATTCATATTATTAATATATCACTTGTTGTTAAAAATGTAAAGCGTGGATTGATTCTGTTACGAGGTACAATCCACAAAACCCTAAGCAGTTATTAAGCTGCTAATGCAAAGTTATTATCGTTTGCGTTTAATTAGCATGAAAGGTTGCCACCTATTAATCTCTTACAATTTCCTCAATACCTGTCGAATCCTGTATCAGCCCCATCAAAACTACATGAAAATTGTCTGTGTTAATCTCTTCATGTAGTTATGGTGGAGCTGGAGGGAATCGCACCCTCGTCCAGCGTATCTACTATAATTGTCGTCAACGACTAATTCTATAATTGTGTGCCAGGTAGCATTAAATCAAAAGACCTATACAACATACAACTTTCCAAACCTGATGGTGCTGTAATAACGGACATTGCTTGAGAGCCATCTTTATTTACAAAGTAAGATACCATATAAACTGGTTGCCCCCACTCTTGAGCGTTTTCTTTTCCTACTGATAAACTCTCTAATATAAATTCGTTATGTGTAAGATATTCGTTTACTGCGTCTGTAGTTCCACAAATAACTGGTAGTTGAGACCATTCTAGTCCCTCGTATTCTGTTGTTGGCTTATGGTCTGCTGTCGCTATACTAGTGAATAGAATAAAACTTAGCAAAAAGGCCAACAACATGTTTTCTTTTAATGTTTTTAACATGGTTGCTCCTTTTAGAGACCATTATGACTTTGCTATGCCTTTTGTCTTCTCTTCATAATATTTATAAAAACCTTCAATTGCCTTGCCAAGTTTTTCTTCGTAATCAGCTTTGTTTTTTACGAATGCCTTAGCAGAGCCATCTTCGCCGGCTTGGAGAATAACAATTTGCTCAATTGGTGTACCAAAAAGTTCTTCGTACATAATCGCATAAGCAGTACATTGAATATAATAGTTTTCATTCCAACTATCTACTCTTTCTTTATTGGCTGTCTTAAAGTCAATAACGGACAATTTACCATTGTATTCTGCAATACAATCAACTTGACCTGCAACGGTCAATTTCTTACTATACATTATTTTTTCTAATGCATGTATATTGTCTATTTGTTCTAGGTAAGGTTTTAGTAATCTAAACATACCTAAAGGCAACACATCACGAATTGATGGTGTTTCACCTTTTAAAAATTGTTCTACAAGTGTGTGAGTAGCAGAGCCTCTACGAGCCGCTCTATTCATTTCCCATTTAGCTGCTTCTTCACCAACATTCTTACGCCATGCGACAAGACCTGGTTTTGGAATAGCACCTAATACGGTTGTAATACTTGGAAAGTGTTGGTCATCAACAGCATAGAATCTAAAACCATCAATATTCTTACCTTTGGTTGTAGGAAACTTACTCTCATCTAGTTGTACAAAGTTCTTTGTTGTCATATCAGTTCCTTTTTCATTTTGTATCCATCATTATATACTAATAGAGTCGTATTGGCAAGCCTTAAATGCCTTTTTTGGCATATAAATCATTCAAATAATCTCTACCCGACTTAAACGGTTCCGCTTCTCAGCTAATCATCATCTTAGCTAATTGAGTAGTCTCGTCAACTCGTCTTGTCCAACCTTTACCAAAAGTGTCAAAGGTACTTAATTTCTCGTAATACTCTTGTCTTGCTTCTTGGAAGTTGTCAATTGCTTTTGCTAAACCTGTTTCTTCAACATATTCTCTTAATTTAGCTAATGTATTAGGACCGATACCACCGTCTGCAACAGTACCAATCATTGTCTGTAGATATTTTGCACTACGACCTGGTCCTGCATTAACGCCAAAATCAAAAACGCAAAGGTCTAAACCATTTGGTAGTTCATCACCTTTCATTTTGTCCCAATAACCTTTTTTGTAAATTGGTGCCACATCTTCAACTGTTAAGTCTTTCATATTTTTTTGGCCACCATGTTCTACATATACTCTTTTAGTTACACCAAGATTTGTTTCTCCGCCTGGATCCTTTGGATGATTTACATAACCACCCTCATGGTGTAATATTGTTTCTAAGCACTTATCATAATTTGCTTGCATTTATTTACCTCTTGTTATTTGTAAAAATTTCTCAATCTGTGCCTTAATAATCGGTGTTCTATTAGGCCAATGGATATAAGGTTCGTCACTCTTCATAAGATTGTATAAGAAAGGAAGTATTAATTTCTCTGCCTCTTTAAATCTTTTTGTAACATCTTCACTCTCTAGTGTTTCAGTTACTTTGTCTTTTTCTGCCACTATTTGCATAATCTCATTCATCATTGACTTAATATCGCCAACATCTGATTTGACTTTTGCTAATTCAACATTATTAGTTTCAATTACCGAAGTATCTACACTTGGTGTAGATTCAGGTGCCTTACTGACAGGTGTAAAACCCCAATCTTGGTCTAGGTCATACTCTCGTAAATAATCTGGTATATCTTTTGCCATTACTTTTTACCTTGTTGTCTCTTTCGGTGTTTAGAAATAACTTGTTGAGTTCTAACTTCTTTAATAGACTTTTTTCTATGTTGGTCTGCTAATGCACTAGTTGGATGAGCGTCTGCAATTCTTGACAGATTATCTTTCCAACCACCGTCATTTTTCATATTACCCATACCTCTAACACCACTAGATATATTTATAGTTGTCAACATCTGTTTAATGTGTTTATTCTTCTTTAGAAAAGTTTCCTTTTCTGCAATAGACATCATTTCGTCATAGACCTTTTTGGTCTTGGTGTTTTCAAAGGTGTATATTGGCATTAGCTTTTAAATGGGTCTTTTTTTGTAAAATACTTATTAAGCATTTCTAATTCATCATCATACTCGGCAATAATTTTTAACTCTTTTTCAATAGTTTCAAGTGTATCAGGATGCTCTGCTATACCAGCAGTTTTCTCTAACAACACTTCAACATTTACTTTGTGTTTTTCAATATGGCCTTCAGCATGCTTTTTTAATGCTTCAATCATTTGTTCACGCATGTTTAGTTTCTCCTAGTTCATTGTTATTTATCACATCAAAATTGTTGTAAGTTTGGCACCATGTAGGTTTGCCTGTGTTACTAATTCTGAAAGTAATTCTATGTAATACTCTTTCTGCTAAAATAGAAAGGTCGTTTTGGTCTCTTTTATGTAAACTTAAAATCTGGTCACTCAATACTATATCACCTATTTCATACATATGTTGATACATGTATTTATCCTGAAACATAAAATCATATAAATCGTTGTATAATTTATCATCATTTGTAATTATTTTACATCTGTTATTTGTGTAAAAATATATACCAGTTTTACCTATAATATTTTTTTGTATCAACCACATTTTATATTTACTTTTATTAGTCATCATTTTATTCAGTTGATTATCAGGTAAACCTTTAGCCCATACTTCAGGCGAATATTCATATTCTGCATATACATTATTACATCTATCTTTTAAATCTTGTGGCATATCTTCATAAACTTTTGTGGTGTTTAACCATGTTGTAGATGTACCCTCACAATGAGTCCAACCTTGCAATGCGACACCATCTGCTCTAGTAGGTCCGTTTAAGTTGGCATGCCAATCTAAAATACCACTTCCGAATATACCTGTTCTCTTGCCATTAATTCTTTTATGTGCTACTCTCTGTACAGGATATGTGTTTGGATTAGGCCAATTATTAGGTTCTATAAAACCATCTTCATCTGTTGGTTTGTATTTCTCTTCACCTGTAATAGGGTCAAAGTTAAATTGATTCCAATTTGCAATACGACCAATATGACTTATAAAATTAGTATATGTGGCAGGAGTTCTATCTTGTTTTTTTAAGACAACAACTGTAGCGTCTTTAAGTACATTTTTAATAACTTCAGCAGATTGCTGATTAATGTCTCTAATATCAAAGTTATCAATTTGTACAGCTACGCCGTTATTTAATGATGTAAAATTCATTATTCACCTATATGTCAGCAGAATTAAGATACTGTTCAACACCATTAGAATACCATAATGGTACTTTAGCAGGAGATTTCCATGTAGCAAATCTTCTTTTCTCTATGATGTAATACTTTCTATAACTTTCAACTGCGTCACCTGGTATCTTACAATGTTCAGGCATAGCAGGTTTTGGGTCTGTAGCAATCTTATTGTACAGAGCATTCTTTGGTGGATGTTTAAGTACATCACCTAGTTTGTCAATAGTCAAATGATTTTTTGTATGATTGTATCTCTTCTTGTATTCTTCATTAAGAGCCATCATATGTTTGTATAACCACATGTAATTGTATGCTGACTCAAACAACCATATTGTACTAGGGTGTTTTACCCAACCAGCTTTGTATAGTAATGGTTCTAAATTAGAATTAGGGTGTTTCCACCTTTTAATCTTACGACCATTTTTAGTCTTGTCGTAATATTCTGTACCGTCCATAACTCTATGACATGTTGATAGAAGTTGTGCCGATTCTAAAATCATTTTAACAATGTGTTTATCACACATTTGTTCAGCAGCTCTTACTGGATGTTTATCTACATAAAATACATTCATTAATTAATCGCCTTTCTAAAATAATCTTCACGGCCATACATCTTACACAATTTAGAGAACACATTGTACCAGTAATCCTTAGCCCAATCTGTTCTTGAATCTCTACATGCTGTTTCAGCATTTTTGATTCGTCTATCTTTTAATTTCTCACTAATCATAACTACATTATATACCATTTATTTACTTTTGTCAACCTCCAAATATCGCTTATTTGGTGTTGATTTCTGCGTAGGAAGTTCATTCCACTCCATTATCTGGTCTAATTTAAGTCTAATCTCGTCTGGATCCAAACCTAGTTTCTTCATTTCCTCTGCACCCATATTTCTAAAAAATGCTTCATAATCTCTATTTTTTAGGTCTCTACTACCTAATTTTTTAAAAAAGTCTTTATAAACTTTGTTGTTATCTCTGACTCTTTTCGCTCTAGCTTTTGCGTTAGTAGCTTCTTTTTGGTAATCTTTTTGGATTTT